AATGCCGTGGAGATCATGCGTCAGCCTTTTCTGCGTTTTCAACTGTGCGGTACTCTCGCTCAAACAAATAATTTTGATCCTTAGTTTCTGTCGAAAATCTTACCCATCCATGTTTGTCTGTTTCGAAGTCGCATTTCCAAAGACTGCCGTCATCACACAAAGCAACAAGATATTCAGATGACTCGGTATCTCGATACCTCACCACCATAGATGTAATTTGGATGATCTTGCGGTTCATGCTCGATCCTCCAGAACCACGTCGATCACGCACTGGGTGTCCTTCCACGGCTTCAATCGCACCTTGATCGCAGCCCCCTTGTCGAGGCTCCCGTTCAACTGCTCACAGATGCCAGCGTCAAACACGGGGTAAAACGCACTGGTCTTTGTGCCGTTCTCAAGCCACGACAGGCCGAGACGGCCACGCAGGGCAGGCCCCTTCATGGTGTCTTTCATCTCGGCGGCCCAGAACGTGCACAGGCCACGCTGCCAGCCATCGCCACCAAGTGGGCGGTCGTGCTTCACAGTGGGTGCTGCCATCGCTGGCCGCGTCTCGATGCGGTCGTGTTGGCCGCTGCCGATCTCGGCGAGGATCTCGCGTGCGAGCCGTTCAATCTTGAGGATGTCCATAGGTTGTCGCTTTCTTCGTTTGCGGGTGGATCGGTGTATTTCGATCATGGGGTACCTCGGCGAGACCGACGGCTGACGCGGGTGCTGTCAGTCGTCGGCTCGACGAGGTGGAGGAGGGACAGGTAGAGGCCGCAGCTGATCGACTCGGTAACCCGAGATCGCCACTGCAGCACGGTCGAGGCGCTTGCAACGCCTGCACGCTCGGCCTCATTCGACAGCCAGTACCACGAGCGTGAGCGCGTCACAAGAGCGTTGTCAACGTCTCGCCGTGCTCGGTCGTTGTACTTCAAAAGCGTGGAACTGCGGTAGGTCATTTGGTGGGTTCGTCGGGGCCGTAGCAGCCACACAGGATGAAGATGGTGAAGAAGATCAAGGCTTCGATCATGGCTTCGCCTCCTCGTCAGTGGTCAAGGATTCCTTGACGGGTGCCGGCAGCATCAACTGCATCGGGATGTAGTGCGAGCGCCAGTAGGTGCGATTGGATTGGATGTCCTCCAGGATCGAGTCTTGGCGCTCGGAGTCTCGGTCGTACTCTGATAGTTCGCGTGGCATGTGTCTTCCTTCTGCGGCTGAGCCGCAATTGTTTCCTAGCCTGTAGCAGTATCTCACTATAGCAGGATCCCGCTACAGTCAATCTTCTACGATTTGGAAAAAGGCACAATGCGGTTGAGCGCTTCCTGCCGAGCTGCGCAGCCGCCACACTTGCGCTGCTCGCCAATCCCCACCCATCGCAGGACTCTTGCCACGACGTCGCCGAGACCCCGAGGCCTCGTGGACATCGCGTACACGGGACGGGTCTGCACAGGCGCCAGGCTGAAGTGTGGGCAGCCCACGCACTCGTCAGCACGCATCACCGTGCCCTTGCGCGCGATGACGAGCACCGGCAGCATGCAATGGCCTGGGTGTTTCTCGTTGATGCAGGTCATGGCACGCTCATGTTGACGTTGATGGTGCGACTCCAATATCGCTCCTGGATCGGTGTCGGCGGTGCAGGCGGGTACAGGCACTGGATGTAGTTGCCACTGCTATTGGGATAGAAGCACGTTGCCGACGTGCCACAGCCTGTGGTCGTGTCGGTGCAGGTGATAGAAAAGTTGTGGTTCCAGTTGGTCAACTTGCTTGGCGCAAGGAAATCGCACGCAGGAGGATCAAAGGTGTTTACGCATCCTGCCGTTGGCACAACGGGATAGGTTCCCCCGTTGAATGCAATATCCCAGTTTATGAAGCGCTTCCATGTTCCTGCGTCCAAACATCCCTCGGCTCCGACAAGTGAGCCGTACGCTCGCATCGTGCTGCCACCGTTGAAACTTGAGGAGCCACACGGGCCGTACTCGGATTGGTTGTACGCAGTCAACAGATACGGCTGGATGTACAGCCGAGAGTGTGCAATTTGAGGCGAGTTGCCGCACGGATCAAAGCAGTTGATTTGCAGATCACCGGCGACGCTCGTGCCTCCGCCAGATTCGGTGTAGGTCGTGCACAGATCCGCACCAGTGCAATTCATTAAGGGGTCGGCTTGGCAAAGTGCCAACGTGGCGCGATTAAATGGCGGAGCATACGGCTTGTGTTGCCTCGTCAGTTCTGACCTGGAGTAGCTGATGCTCCCCCCATCGGTCGAGACCATGGTGCAGCCACTCTTAAGCAGCTGAATGTCGAACATCTCTAGGCTCTCGTCAAAGCTCGACATGATGTCGGGGCCGCACTTGTAATACGACGAGTCGACAATCGACAGCGTGATATGCACCTCGTCAGGCAAGCACGCGCACCACTGGATGCACGTCAACGAGCCAGGATCACAGCAACATGCTCGGTGTAGGCTGCTCATGGTTCCTTCGCCCAGTCGTAGTGCACGACAGTCTGGCCGATCAACGTCTGCGCATCGACCCATCCAGTCTCGATGAACGTGGTGCCGTCCCAGTGTGCGAGGAGCACGCTGCCTCGGCCTTGCAGAATAATCGACGGACTATCGGGGGCGACCACGAATCGCGGCCCGCACGCGGTCAGCGAGAGCACGGCCGCCGCCAACGATATGCACCACGCGAGTAGCCGTAGCCCATCGAATAAGCGAATCAAAGAGTGCGCGTGCAAGCTCATATATCATTTGGCTCCAGCTTGCTCGCTGCTTACGCTGTTGTCGCGTGCGGCGATTAGGCCGATGCCGGCAATGACGGCGCCGATGACGGCTGTCCAATCGACGGCAGTGCCATCGCTGAGGCCTGCCAGGACGCTTGCCGCTGCGACGAGGATGGCGGCAATACCTGCGAGGGTTGTTTTATAACTCTTCATGTTTGTTGTCCTTGTGGTGTTCTCGGCGAGCAAGCGTGATGCTCATCGCCTGGAGGCTGTTGCGGATGCTGTGTATGTTGGCTTCGAGTAGAACCATGCGAGCCTCCATCTGCGTCAGCATGGTCTGTGTTCTCACGAGAGAAGTCACCAGCCAAGTAACGCCGAGGATGCAGGGAATGCCAACCATCGTGCCAAAGCTGATGAGTTCCTGTACTGTCACGCACTGATCCTAACGGCATGCATGCCGGTTATGTTGTCCTCGGTGCCGTTGGTGTAGATGGCTGAGTACGCGGCAATGCTGCTTTTGGCTTTCATCGTGATGACGCTGCTCACAGTCAGGACGGCAATGATGCTGCAATTAAGTCCTGTGCTTGTGCTTGCCACGCTAGTCTTGTGCGCTGTCGTGGTGCTGAGATATGCAGGCGTTGTGTTGTTGTAGAGGAACATCGTCATCTGTGCACCACCAGCCGACGCACCTTGCAACAGCGCCGTTTGGCCGCTGATCAGCCAAGTACCCGCCGGCAGCGTCAAGGTGGCGATGTCGTACACCTGGTTTGCGGTTGTCATCACGGTGTTGGTGATGGCGAAACTCTGTTGATACGCGAGACCGGCAAACGCAGGTTGCGTCGCCGAGATCTCAAGCACGTTTGCCGGTGCCTGAGTAATCGTGATATCGCTCATCGCGTTACCTCGGCGTCGATGGTGTACGTCCCTTGAAACGGCCTATCAACCACGCCACCAGGTGACACCAGTTCGATGTCGTAGACGCCCTCGCCAGCCGTCAGCGCTGCTGTCTGTGCAGCCGTTGCGGTGATTGTGAGGATCGAATCTGTGGCCGCTGCAATCGAGAGATACCCGTTTGCTGTCGTCCAATCCCACGCAGTTGAGGCTGCATCGAACGATGTGCGGCCTTGCATGCGAGCCGTGTAGCTCGTGAGATTGCGTGCGATGAACGTAATGGTCAGAGTGAACGTGGTGCCTTGAGGCACGAACATGTTGTATATGGGGATCATGCTGGGCAGATTCCGTCGATGGCTTGGGTGTTGACGATAAGCCACTGGAGGATGCTGGTGTCGTGGCGACGAGTCGGCACAATCCACACAGCGGCACTAGTGTGAATCTTCACGGGAGCGAATCCTGCAGGGATGTTTGCCACGATGACGCCGTAGCTGCAGCGTGACGTGCCGTAGTTCCCCAGTTCACTGATACTGAACGCGACGCCGGTGAGGCCTTGGGTCTTGGCTACGATTCGATCGTTGGCGCCCACGAGCGCCTCCGTCCAGGCGTATGTCCACATGTACGGATTCGAGACGTGCGCTGTGGATCCTGTGATGATCGCCAGCATGCCAAACGATGGTGGCAGGGAGGGCATCTCTTGCGACACTCGGGCAATGTCGGAGCGTTGCTTGTAGCTCTGTGAGTTGCGCCCTGCGTTCATTACCACCAACCCTTCTGAACGCGTGCGTAGTTTCGTGCCGAGAAGAGTGCCGTGTAATCCACAGCCGTGCGCGGCAAGCGCTTCCAATCCACGCGCGCGAAGGTGCCTGTAGCGCCTCGCGTAATCTTGCCATCGACGTCAAACTGTGGCACCTGCTCGTGATGGTTGAAACCGTCGTATAGGAACTCCAGAGCGATTTCATAGTACTCGTCGCCGAGTTCTGAGAATGAGACACCCTCACAGATAATCGACCCGATAGCGCAGCCCATGAAGATCGTGCTGTTTCTCGTGTTGATGTATGTGGCAAGTGTTCCAGCCACAGTGAGCTGCGAGACGACTGAGGCATCTTCGACGGAACGAATACGAATCGATACCTGGGGAACTTGAACGGTGAAACCCTGATCCGCGCCCGTCAGCGACGTACCACCGATGTCGGCTGTTGTGCTGTCAAGTGTCGGTGGAGGTTGCGTTGCGTAGCCTGTGCGGTAGAGCGTGGTGGAACGCATGCGCACGGCGTACTCGGTGTTGACCGGCAGAACGTAGTCAAAGGTTGAAGCGGCAGTAGTTGGGTCAACAAGGTAGCGCCCCGTGTAAGTCATCGTCACGGCAAGCGCACGGCCTCCGTCCATTGTGCGGATCGTAGCACCACGAAAACCGCAGTACTTCTCCCAGGTGTCGCCGGCTGCTGTTGGGTAGGCGTGGCCGTTGTAGCCAATGATCTCGTCGTGCAGCAGTTTGCTGTCCTGCGAGACCATGATAAGCGCGCCGTTTAAACGGGTCACTATCAGCTCTAGCGTGATCGTCCCTTCGCTGGTGAGCGTCGGTTCCGTCATCACACGAGACGTCTGGTAGTAGGTGAATGTGGTGGTGTTCGTGCTCAAAACATGTTCCTCCAGATTTGCTTCAGAATCACCACAGCGGCGCTGTCGCCTTGCATCATGTTGCCAAGCGAGGCCATCGTATCCTGCCTCATTCGGTTGTCGGCAAACTTACGCATGTCCTTTGCTTCCTCTTCTGGAGCGTTCACAATCGACGCCTCCATGAATGCCAAGTCGAATCCCTTGCCGACGCTCAAAGCACCGATGAACGCCGTAAACGCCTTGGCACTGTCGTCAAGGTTCTTGCCCACGCTCTCCCACTGAGAGGAGCCTGCGGTACCTGACACAAACGCCTGCTCGAACGTCACGCCACCAGCAGCCTCGGCTGCACCCTTTTCCTTTGCCGACAGGGCAGCCAAAACTGTCGAGTTCATGCCTGGAGCCATGACGCCTGTATCGCGGAACGCCTGCAGAGCCACGGTGCTCCCCTCTGTGGCACTCTTGAACGTCTCAAGTATCTTGGACGCTGCAAAGAACGGAGCGGTGATAGCGGCAAGCCCGAGGCCCACAGCCATCCCTGCAGGGCCAAGTGCACCGAGTCCACCCATAGCGCCACCAACAACTCCGCCGCCGAGCAGGCCCATCGCAGGCGTGGCAGCGCCACGAGCTGCACCCATCGCCGCCATGCGCTTCTGCGACGCCTTTACCTTGGCCTCAGCGGACTTCAAGCCCGCAGCCATCTGCGAGGTGTCGACCTGTCCCACGACTTTCAGCGGAGGTAGTTTGCTCATGTGGCTGCTCGCTTTGCTTTTGTCTGCATGCGCTTGAGGTAGGTGGCAAGGCCATCGGACACTTCCTGTCGCATCGTGCCTGCGTGTGCTGCGTAGGCGCGTCGGATGAAGCCTGTGGCGTACCGCACTGGGCCAAGCGTTCCACGAACGCCCTTGCGCCAATCGCGACCCTTGCCTAGATGCTTCGACGGCAAGCCTTTGGCGTATGCACGCCAGCCGCCGTCGTAGAAGTGAGCACGCCAGCCAGGTGCGAAGTCGCCGTAGCGTCCCTTCGTTTGACCCTTGGTAAGTTTGCCGGTGAGCACGCCGATGCCCGCCCACACGGCTCGGTTGTACACCTTGATCTTTGCGTGAATGGCAGCGCGCGTTTGGATCGCTTTGCGATAGGCGCCACGCTTCATTGTCTTTTTGACTTTGTTAGCCCACGAGTGAAGGGCAATCCGAACTACCTTTTTGCGTACCTTCGGCTCAACGTCCTGGAGGTGCGCAGATAGTTGTTGGAGATCGCGTTGACTGTAGTGGAACTTGACGCGGATTCCCTCGAGTGGGGTTACTCGGTTGTAGCGCTTTGAGCGTTTTGCCAATGCCACTCCAATCGGGGATATCCAGCTCGTGGTTAATGATGGCAACACTTACGCACGCGAGGTCTGTGATGCTCACAAGTTTCATCGCCACGCGCAGCATCGCGCGCGCGGCGTGTCCTAGTCCCGTCCTTCGCTGTACAGCGCCTCACAGTGTTTCGCGATGGTCAGCACAGCAACAGCGTCACACTTGAAGACGTCTTCAAGTGTCGCGTACACCGGCAGTCCGTTCTCAATGAGGTGCCGCCAGACAAACCACGCTTGCAAAGTCTCGGGCTTTTTGTTGCCGACTTCCATCGCTTCGATGAGATCGAGCGCCGAGGGACGTCGCAGTGTGAACCGCGTGCCGAGTGCCTCGACTTCCACAGCCTGGAGCGTGAGGATGTCGCGGATCGACTTCATGCGATTGTCACGGCGCCGGTGCATTGAAAGGTACAGGCTGCACGGACAACGTCGCCAACAGTGCCTGTAAGCTCAAAGCCTGTAAGAATTGCAAGAGCCGAGTACGTCATTCCACTTGCGTTGGTAATAAGCAACGTTGCAGCTGTTCCAGTTGCAATGAACGCTTCGAGCGTAACGTGGCTTGTTACGGCCTGGTCGTAGAAGATATCAATACTGGCGCTTGCGTTTGTTGGCCCTGCAATAAAGCTGCGCGGTATTGTGCCAATCTCGGAGACATCGATAGCCTCGCGATTGTTTGAAAACGAAAAAGAGCCCGTGCCATAAATCACGGAGCCATTGAACGAAACCGACGAGAGTGTGGTACTGAGTGCCATAGGTGCTACTCCGTGTAGTAGATGGTGTAACTGTTGGTGTGCTCTGCTGGCTGTGCTTCGTCGCCATCGCTTACAACGGCATCGTCGAGCTGTCGGCCAATTTCCACGACAGCGGAGAACACGATGGTGCTGTACGTTCCAGCCACGCAGGCGGAGCGGATCTGCTCGCTAATTGCAATTGCGTCAAGCGACTGCACCGCAATTGAGCGCACATTGACAACCGCGCGACGGTCTGGCGTTGCGCCAATTGTCGTAAGTTCCGTGGTCTCGCAGTCGTAGGTAATCGCCGGCAGGGCAGAATCCTGCAATCGGTAGCCAAGCGTAATGCGAGCGTCAGGCACCAATGAGATCGTGGAGCCTGCGGTCAGCATGGAACGCACTGCGGATTCAAAACTCATTCAACCTCCACCACGTTAATAATGGCAACACGGTCGGCCTCGTTGAGATTCTGCACGCCAGTGATGCGCAGCGTGTGGCCTCGCACGTTGAGTCGGTCGAGCGTTGTGCAGCCTGATGCCACCCATGCCGGCCATCGTGCACGCAGCTCGTAGGTCTGAAGCACTGCGACGCCGTCGGCGTACTGCGACTCTGCAGCAGACTCGCTACGCATGTCCACGCGGAACTGCGACGCAGCTACGAACGTGTCATCGCGTAGGCCGAGTGCGTCCTGCGAAGCGCTTGCGGTGTACACCGTCGCGAGATACTTAAGGCGTCCAGCGCTGATCATCTGAATCCCGCAGTGGTCGAAACCGAGCGCAGGATGTACTCAAGGCCAAGCGGCACAGTGCTGAGGCTGATTGGCTGCGCGGCCTCTGGGTTGTTGTACCAATGGCCCACGAGCGAGATTACGGCGTGCGTGATCTCGTTCGGCAAGTTGGCGTAGCCGGCGGTGTAGGTGACGATGACGGCTGTGCCGGCGTCAAAGCCTGGCATATCGAGGAAGCGAAGCTTCGGCAGTGCGTCGCTCAAGTCGACCCAATAGCTCGATGTCGGCATGGTCGTGATGACGGCGCCGGTGGTGTACTTGACGTTTGTAACGCTCACCCACGGTGCCAATGGAAACACCGTATCGCGCCACTGCGTGAGGTAGAGCGTGTAGCTCTCGACTTCGAGCGCCAGCTGCGTGTTGCGACTGATGAGCGACATCGCGGCCTCGCGTAGTCGCGTCAGGTCTCGGTCGTCATCGTCGTAGTCCACCTTCAAGGCAGACTTAATTGTGGCGAGTGGGATGGTCATCGGAAAGGGGCTGACGCCCGTTAAGGCGTCAGCCCCCGGCTGGGGGAAGAAAGGCTTAGCAGGTGATCGCGGCGAATGGCGCGGTCAGCATCATGTGGCTGTCGGTGCGTGTGTACATGTACAGCGTGGTCTTGTGATTTGCCGCTGCTGAGTACGGATCCATCATGGACGTAATGCCGGTGCGGTCAAAGATTTCGAAGTAGTTGAAGTCGCCCACAACCGCAAACACGTTGCCGTTCGCTGTCGCGGTCTTGACGTACTGGTTGACTCGGTACGGCACGCCGTAGATGGTGCCTGGTGCGCCGTTAGAGATTCCGCCCTCGTTGCCAACCTTCCAGACGTAGTCCAAGGAACCAGATACGGTTTTGATTTTTCGCACAGTCTTCAGCAGTGTGTCCGAGATAAGCCAAGAGAAGCGAGGACTCGCACGGTACTGCGGTGCCACGAGGTGGACGGTGTCGATGAGGTTGTCGCCGGTCACTGTGGTCACTGCTGCGGCACCCAAGTCAGTGACTTGTGACGCCGATGCCAACAGAGCGCCGACAGCGTCGGACGCAATGCCTTGCGGTTGAGAGCTCCCCGTGCCTGTTGTAAACGCTTCCTCTTGGGCCAGCCCAATCGAAAGCCCCATTCGGTCTGCAACGTATGCAAGTCCTGAGCCAATGCCACCAGTACCAATGGCGTCCTCAATGAACTCCTGAGACATCTGCACGGCTGTGACGTACTTGTAAGGAACCACCGAAATCTGAGTTCCCCACGATGGATCGGACGCAGTCATGGCGCCGTTTTCTAAAACCAACGAGGTAGTTGGCAGCGCGTTTTCGACGGCAATTGAGCGCTTGCTGTCGATGGTGCTGACAGTGCACATACCGCGAATCACGTTGGCCTGTTGCAGCTTGGTCACAATTCGACGCTCAAGATCGGTCGGGATTGCAGCGTTGCTAGATCCGAGCGACAACGAACGCATTTCGGCGTTGTCGCCGCGCACGATTGCGGAAAGCCAACGAGCTGCGTAGGCTTCGCTGCCTCGGTCATTGGGATCGCCGCCACGGATGCTCGAAGGCGCCGCCGATTGAAACATCGGCTGCGATTCGAGCTTTGCAATGCGCGCGCGCAGTGCGGCGCTCTCGGCGCGAGCTTCGATCACGCTGAGATCGGCATCCATGTGCGCGATCTTCTCGCGCTCCTCGCCAGAGCCACGCGCCTCGACTTGCTGGGGAAGGTGGCCGGTGCGGGATTCAAAAGCATCCAGTGCCTTGCGGTACTGGTGCACGGTGTTCTGCATGTCGGTCAAGTTATCCATTTTTGCATCCTTCGGAAGTGGAGTGCGATCCGCAACGATGCGAGATCGAGTGAGGCCTCGGAAACACTCCGCAGGCTTGAAGCAGTTTGGGGGTATGCGGCGTCTTGCACGATGGAGATCTCCATCAGCTTGGCCGCTTTGATCGTGCGTTGAGTCTTGGTTGAGTCCCACGACTCATCGGTGACGTGGAAGCCGAAAGACATTTCGCCGGTGAGATCTCCACGCGTAAGCAAGGTGTGAACATCGTTGCCCAGACTTGTCTCTGGGAGGGAGGCGCTAAAGTGCAGGCCAGACGAGTCCGAGCGCAGCGCAAGCGTGTTGCTTTTCGTGCGAGCCAACAGATTACGCGGGTCGTGGTTGTACAGAAGTTTGACATCCTGACCACTAGCAATCGAAGCATCGAAAGCTCCAGGCATGATCTTCTCGCGGAACTGTCGGCCACGCTCGTAGATGTCACGCGACTCGGCGCCGTACACGACGCTGTAGCCGGCGAGTGTTCGACCGTCGAGCTTCTGCTCCACGTTGTTGAAGTCACGGCGTGAAATCATTGGCACTCCCTCCAGATGTGTCGTCGCCAAGGTTCGTTTGTCCGCCGCCGGTTCCCATGTTCATCGCGACGATTGGTGCGTCAAGGCCTGCGAGTGGCTTCAAGTCGATCCGTGCACGCGCTTCGTTGCGCGTCAGGAAGCCAGCTTCGACGGCTGTGCGGAGTGACGCCATCGTTTCGGCGAGACCTGGACGTACCAGCTGGTCGACATCAAAAGACATTGAAGCAAATGGTGCGGTCTTCGCGATCCATTCGGCTTTCCACGCGGCCATCCAAGTCGAAAGACAGGCATCGACGTACATGCGTGAGAGCCATTCCATTGAACCATAGGAAGCGCCGACGTCCTCGCTGAGATAACTGGATGGCACGCCGTAAAGTCGAGAGACGTCCCCGATGCTGTACTTGCGTGCAGCCTCCAGTCCTGCGTCCTCAAGCGTCGAGCTGATTCGCTCAATGCGCATGCCATCGGCGAGAATAATCGGCTCGCCTGCGTTGTTTGATCCTGCGTGACGCTTGCGATATTCCTCGCTGATGCGTTGACGCGCCTCGGCGTTTGCTTGACCTGGGTGAATCAAAGCCAAGCGCGGAGCGCCACCGTTGCGAAAGTTTTGCAACGCGGTTTGTTCTTGCGCGGCGAGCGTGGTCACAGCCGTCGAGCACAATTGAATTGGCGACTCGCCCCACATGCCTGAGTACCCAGGAGCACGAAGGTGGAACATGTTCTCGAGCGCAACGTTGCCGTACTGGCGCGTGCGATAGAACGGCACGGCAGTGCTGACATCGAGTGTGACGCTGTCCGGCTCAATCGGAATTAACTCAATCAGTTCGCCGCCAAGTGTGCGGTTGATGATTGCAAATGAATTTCCCCAGAGCAGAGCCTGCAGGGTAGTCGCGCGTCGAAACTCAAACGCAGACATATATCGACTAGGAGAATCCCACAGGGACTGCGATCCTGTCTCGCTGACAGTGCACGACAAGCGTGCAATATCTCCGCTAATTAGCGTGACTGCACGGTACAGCGGCGTGTAGCGAAGCGCCGACATCGGCGACACACTGGGGATGTCGAGTGTGTCCGATGGCAAAAACGACGCAGACCATGGTGCGACGAAAGGCCCGTAGAAGAATCGCTTGAGCAGATTCTGAATCACGCGAGAGATTCTCGCGAGTGTGCAAACTGCTAACGCATCTAAACGTGAATTTAGTTTTTAATCGTAAGACGTCGCGCGCTTGCCGCCCCATGTGTGGACAGCAATGATCGAGGCCACGAGCGGGTCGATGATCACAAACATCGACGCCTTGACCGGTCGTATGTTCCCGTTCCTGTCCACTTGCGTCATCGCCGAGGCGCATGCGCGGCGAAGAATCGGATCATCGCCGATGACGAGCTGTCCGCCGGCCCACAGGTTTTGAAACAGTTGGCACCCAGGGCCGAAGGTGGCAATGCCCATGCGGTAGGCCGTCATCGGGACGCCGTCGCTGGCGAGTTGCTCCACGAGGTACTTGCTGCCCCAAGCGTCGTAGCCGACGCATCGAACGTCGTACTCGACCATCATCTGGTTGATTCTCGTGCGCACCGATTCGTAGTCGACCTCGCGCCCAGGCGTCAGCGTGATTCGGCGCTCCGATGCCCACGCGCGCACTGGAAGTCGGTAATCCAGTTCACGCTGCCGCACATCCTCGGCAGGCCACCAGTAGTTTCCACGGATCGCCACGCGACCATCGTCCAAGGGGATCGCGACCATGAGCGCCGTCATGTCGAGGGACTTCGAGAGATCGAGACCGAGGTACGCGGGACGCCCACGCAGCGAAGCCCAATCAATCTCGGCAGTCGGCCACAGTTGCATATCCAACCAGCCGCCGGTGTTCTCGTCGAGCCTCGCGCAGTGGTATCGGGCAAACTCCCCACGCCCCATCGCGCTTGTTTTCATTCGAGTCCACGAGCGCTTGATTGCCTTGACATCGGGCTGTCCGTGTTCAAGGCCCGGGTTGGCTTTGGGCCACGCGGTCTCATCGTCGATTTGGTCGGCAGGATCCAAGCCAAACAACAGCGGCATGATGGTGTCGTCGATGATTTCGCCCTTGAGGATCGCCTCGGCTTGGATCACAAGCTCGCCGTAGATGGTCTCGGGGTTGGTGCCTGGTGTGGTGATGATGAGGCCGAGACTCTCACGACGCTTGGCGCCGGTGGTCAGAAGCTTGGTCAAGAATCTCCCCTTGAACTCCGCAGCCTCGTCGGCGATCCACATCGACGGGTTGAGGCCGTCGAGGGAGCGCTCGAGCGCCGGCAACGCAGTCATTTCCGAGTCGGCTTCCTTGTCGACGATGCGATCCCAGAGCACGGTGTACGGGTGATCCTCTAGCCGTCGCAGCATGGTGCGCGAAGTGTCGAGACAGATGCGAGCTTGCTCCTCGTTGTTGGCGATGACGTGCACGCGGCGACCAGGTGCCGATGCTAAATCGTAGAGCGCGAGGCCTGCGGCAAGCGTGGTCTTGCCGTTTCCACGCGCCACTTGCAAGATCCCCAGCTGCACGCGCCTCAGGTTGTCATCGGTGCGACGCCATCCCCAGTACTGCGCTATGGCCCACAGTTGCCACGGGTGCAAGTGGAACGTGGTGCCGCTGTCGTCGCCCACAAGGCCAAGCGACTCGTAGTGTGCGTTGATGGCGTCGACGGATCGCCAATCCATGTAGATATCGTCGCGCGTTAGGTCTCGCTCGAACCGCTGGGCAGCGGCAAAGATCCACCGGCTAGCGGCCACGCGACCCGCTAGAACGGCTGAGTTGTACTCATTGACGATGCATAAAGATGATTGCATATGCGTTATTTTTAGAAAGT